GGCTCGGTTTTTAACCGACAAACAGGCGGTGTTCTTTAAGGAATACTTGCTTGATTTGAATGCCACGCAAGCGGCGCTTAGATCGGGTTATTCTGCTAAAACTGCGCGGGTGATTGGCTCTGAGAACCTGACAAAACCTGCTATAAAACAAGCCATTAGCCTTGCTATGACCGAAAGAGCTAGCCATTTAAAGCTGACGGCGACTAAGGTGATGACGGATATTGAGTTGGTAAGATTAGATGCCATTAAACCGCTGGGTTCGCAGTCGATGAATAATCATGGTGCGGCGTTAAAGGCTAGTGAACTCCAAGGCCGGCATATGCAGTTGTTTGTCGATAAGGTTGAGCACTCAGGCGGTCAGACTTTACAGGTGATTACCGGGGTTGATGCAGAATGACTATGGGTATGGTGGTAGCGATGGCTTTTGTGTTGGCGGTTATTGTGGGGCGCTTAAATGATAGAGCCGATTAGGTTACGCTACTTTCCTAGGGATTGGCAAAAAGAATGCCACGCTAATCGCAAGCGCTTTACGGTACTAGCTCTACATCGACGTGCCGGCAAAACAGAGCTAGCTATTATGGAGCTGCTAGACAAAGCCATGAAGTTTAAGCTTGAGATGGGCCAGTTCTTTTATGTGGCGCCTTTTCTAAAGCAGGCTAAAGCGATTGCTTGGTCACGGCTTAAGCAGAAGGTGGCGCCTTTGGTGCCTTATGGGGCTGTGATTATTAATGAGTCTGAGCTATCGGTGACTATCGCTGCTAACAACTGCCTGATTCGTATTTTTGGTGGCGATAATCCTGACGCGATGCGCGGGGTTCGTTTGGATGGCATTGTTATTGATGAGGTGGCACAGATTAAGGCGGAGGTGTGGCAGGATATTATTCAGCCGGCCTTATCAGATAGGCTGGGCTGGGCGCTGTTCATTGGTACGCCTTCGGGCATCAATTTATTCTCTGAGCTGTATTTTAGGTCCGGCAGTTATGACGATTGGCATAGTGCAAAATATACCGTCTACGATACCCACTCGCTTGATGAGGCTGAGGTCGAAAGGCTTAGGCGCGATATGGCTGAGACTTCTTTCGCCAGGGAATACCTATGTGACTTTACCGCGGCTGGTGACAATCAGTTGATGTCCTTATCTGATGTTGAAGCGGGCGCAACTCGAACAATACCGGATAGAGATATCATCTATGCGCCTAAAATACTGGGTGTCGATCCTGCTCGCTTTGGTGATGATCGATCAGTCATCTTTATGCGCCAAGGACTAGCAACTCACAAGCCTATCATTCTGCGTGGCATAGATAACATGGCATTAGCTCAACGGGTAGCCTCTGAGATTATGGAGCATAAGCCTGATGCGGTATTTATCGATGCGGGTGCGGGTTCTGGTGTGATAGACAGGCTGCGTCAGCTGGGCCATGAGGTCACAGAGGTAGCCTTTGCCGGTAAACCTACCGATGGTCGCTATCTTAATAAGCGCGCCGAAATCTGGTGTGAGTTACGCGACTGGCTAACGGGTGGCGGCTGTATTCCCAACGACCAAGGCCTTAAGCAAGACTTAGCCTCACCGACTTACTTCTATAACTCTGCTGGTAAGATTCAGCTTGAATCTAAAGATGAGATTAAGAAGCGTGGCCTGCCTTCCCCTGATATTGGTGACGCCTTAGCCCTGACCTTTTCATTCCCGGTGATTCCTAAGAAAGACACTCACCATTCTTCTAACAGGCCGCGCAACGATGCTATGCGTGGCCATGATCCCTTTGCGAGATAACCATGATTAAATGGCTTAGAGCATCCCATTGTGCCGTTCCCCTATCTTATCCTTGTTTAATGATGTTAGCGTCGGGTGATTCAGTCATTGGCGTATTCACACCTGATATGAAGGTCATCGCTTGGACGGTGGTTAATCTGCCTGACTGGTTGATGCTAAAGACCGGCGCAGGATCTGGCAGAGTTCGTGGCGAGAACCATCCAAAGGCTACGCTATCAGACGATGATTGCGCCACCATTAGGTCCGCGTATGATACTGGATCGTTCAGCTATCAAGACTTAGCTGGCAAGTTCGACTGCTCCAAGTCTACGGTTAGAGACATCATCAAAGAGCGCACGCGCTTTAGTGAGCGCCTGCATAAGTAAGCCGTGCGGATGATAATTAATTGAGCTGATAAGCTCTCACTAACTTTAAAAGTGAGAGTCATTATGTGTTCAGCTCCGGATATCCCAGCACCACCGCCACCACCGCCACCACCTCAATTAGCTCATGCGCCTGATGTTAAGGCTGTGGTCGCTGATGTGGGTACGCAAAACGTAGCACAAGGCGGTGGCGGGGTTACTACTACTCTATTAACGGGCGGCCAAGGCGATCCAATTGCTGCTGGCACGCTGGCTAAGAAGACCTTGCTAGGCTCTTAAGTGTCAGAAGAACTCAAGCTACTTAATAGCCGCTGGAACGCTCTAAAGATGGAGCGTTCTACTTGGCTACAGCATTGGTCAGACGTGAGTCGTAACTTACTGCCGGTCAATGGCCGCTATTTTATAGGCGATAGAAACAAGGGCTTTAAAAGACACAACACTATTTATGATTCAACTGGCACTAGGGCGCTTAGAGTCTTAGCTGCTGGCATGATGTCTGGCATGACCTCGCCCTCACGACCTTGGTTTAGGTTATCGGTTACCGATACAGACTTGATGGAGTTTCAGCCGGTTAAAATATGGCTGAATGCCGTATCAGATCAAGTTAGCGATGTGTTGGCTAAATCAAACTGCTATCGCGTCTTACACTCTATGTATGAAGAGCTAGGCGCCTTTGGTACAGCCTCTGCTTTAATCGCTGAAGATTATAACAATGTTATCCATCTACATCCTTTCACGATTGGTGAGTATGCCATCACGACTGACTGGAAGGGTGAGGTTAATACTTTATACAGAGAGTTTGACAAGACGGTCGCTGAAATCGTCGGTGAGTTCGGTTTAGAGAACTGCTCATCTGTCGTTAAGTCTGCTTATCAGCGTGGCAGTCTCGATCAGTGGGTGACCTTGATCCACGCTATTGAGCCTAGAGCTGATCGAGATCAGAGTAAAAAAGACAATCTTAATATGCCGTTCAAGTCGGTGTACTTCGAGCGTAATGCTGGTGATAAGAAGGTTCTGCGCGAATCAGGTTATCAGACCTTCCCTTGCGTAGCACCTCGCTGGACTACCGTCGGTGGCGATATCTATGGCGTTTCACCCGGCATGGAAGCACTAGGCGATATTAAACAATTACAAGCCCAGCAGTTTAGAAAGTCTCAAGCTATCGATTATCAAGCCAATCCCCCTATTCAAGTGCCATCGAGTATGAAGAATAGAGAGATCGAGTTATTCCCCGGCGGTATCTCTTATTACGATGCCTCCTCTGGCACCCAAGGGGTCAAGACCGCCTTTGAGGTCAATCTTAATCTCCAGACTTTGCTCATGGATATTCAAGATGTGCGTACCCGTATTAATGGGGCGTTCTTCTCTGATATTTTCATGGCGATCAGTCAGCAAGATACGCGCATGACCGCTACAGAAGTGGCTGCGCGTAATGAAGAGAAGATGCTGATGCTGGGGCCAGTGGTTGAGCGCTTAAATAATGAGCTACTTGATCCACTGATCGAGACAGTCTTCGAGCGGCTACTGACTGCCGGCATGTTACCACCCCCTCCTGAAGAGTTAGCCGGCCATGATCTTAATATCGAATATGTATCTATGCTGGCTCAGGCTCAAAAGGCTGTGTCAGTCAATGGTATCGACCGATTTGTCTCAAGCATGGGACAGATTGCTACCTTACGCCCTGATGTCCTGGACAAGTTTGACCCTGATCATTGGGTGGATGTCTACTCGGACAAGCTGGGTATTGATCCAGAACTGATTATCAGTGGTGAGCAAGTTGGCTTAATCCGTCAACAACGCGCACAAGCTCAAGCACAGCAACAAAAACAGGCGCAGCTGATGGAAATGTCACAAGCGGCCAAGAATCTCGGACAAACCTCAACTCAACCCGGTACAGCCACTGGCGACATGCTGTCCAAACTTCAAGGACAACAACCCCATGGCTAGACAATTATTTTCAACTGTAGGTTATACGGTTGGCGCTAAAGAATACACAGAGCTTGAAGGTGTGCCAACCACTGCGACGGACGCCACTGCTTTAGTCAGCGGCCCTTGTACTGGCATTGCTGTTACCGGCGCTGGTAACGTCGCGGGTACTTTGGCATCAGGTGGTACCTTCTTATTAACCGGCTTAAGTGCGAACCAGATCGTTAAAATCAACGCCTCTATTATCGCCGCGACTTCAACCACTGCGACCGGCATCTTTGCCTTGTACCCAGCGGGAACAATCTAATGGCTCAATATCCTAATACCCTGGCGTCATCCAATGACATGTATACCAGTTATTCGGATGCTTATGCGGTTGTTCCGAATGACTCAACTGACTTTACTCAAGGCGCTACTAGGGCCATCTATGTCGGTGGTGCTGGCACGATTAGTTTAATCATGGCTAGTGGTAATGCTGTGACTATGACTGTACCAGTTAATGCGATTGGTTTCGTTATCAACTTAAGAGTTAAGCGCATCTTAGCTACCGGCACAACGGCCACTCTGATCTTAGGCTTGTACTAACATGAAAATGCTCAGTATGAAGAAAGATGGCGACGACAGTGGCGATGCTGCTTACTGCATGTCCGCTAAGTATGGTTATGGCTTAACGCTGCACTTAGATGAAGACCAGTGCGAGGCGTTAGGTATCTCTAAAGCATTGAAGGCTGGCACACAAGTCACCTTACAAGCCATTGCCATCGTCACCTCTGCAACTGAATCATTAGAGCGTGATGGCGACGATAAAGGCACTGATGTCAGTATCTGTTTACAGATCACTGATATGGGCTTGACAACCGGATCTACACTTAAGAATGCCGCTAATCTGCTTTACGGTGTGGATGATAAATAACTCAGTCGGTTACGCTATGGATGAAGATTTACGAGCGCAACGGGAACAGCTTAGAAAGATTCATCTGGCCGCCGAGTCGCAAGACTTTCAAGCCATCGCTACTTTACCAGAAGGCCGTCGTTTACTCAGGCGCTTGATGGGTGAGTGTGGGGTCTTTCAAACGAGCTTCACTGGTGAAGGCTTGACCGCCGCACATAAAGAAGGTAAGCGGGTTATAGGATTATGGGTACTGGAGCAATTTAATAACTGCCCAGATTTATACATACAATTACTTACGGAACAAACTAATGACCGAAGAAATAGCATCGACGACTGAAGAAGTTGCGACTGATGTTGTCATTGAACCGACTACAGAAACCACTTTATTGTCAGCAGAAGCGCCTGAAGCGCCTGCCGAGATAGAGTACACCGACTTCACGTATCCCGAAGGTACAGTGGTTGACGAAACTATCCAGGACGCCTTTAAAACAGCGGCCAAGGAAGCGGGTTTAACCCAAGCGCAAGCGCAACACCTGACAGATATGGGAGGCTTGATGAGAGCTAAAGTAATGGCCGACCATCAAGCTGCACAAGCACAGGTCTATACCGACTGGGCAGAACAGTCACGCTCTGATAAAGAGTTTGGCGGTGCAAAAATGGACGAGAACCTGGCTATCGCAAGCAAAGCGATCAACGCTTTTGCCACGCCTGAACTGAAAGCTCTACTCGACCAGACGGGTATCGGTAATCATCCTGAGATGATCCGAGCCTTTTATCGAGCAGGCAAAGCAATGTCAGAAGATAACTTAGTACCTGGGGGTAAAGGCCCAGCCGCTACGTCATCACTGGCTGATCGACTTTATCCACAATAGGAAGTAAATAATGGCAACTTTAGCAACTGGCGCTTTAACATTGGCAGATTGGGCCAAGCGTCTTGACCCCGATGGCAAGGGACCTGCGGTAGCAGAGCTTTTGTCGCAATCTAATGAAGTTTTAGAAGATGCGGTTTTCCAAGAAGGCAACTTGGCGACTGGTCACCGTGTCATCATCCGTACTGGTTTACCGACTGCCTATTGGCGTTCGATCAACCAAGGTATTCCAACCAGCAAATCGACTACTGCGCAAGTAGATGAGTCAATCGGCATGTTAGAAGCCTACGCTAAGATCGATAAAGACTTAGCTTTACTAAACGGAAATACCAATGCTTTTAGACTGTCTGAAGATTCAGCGTTCTTGGAAGCGATGAACCAAGCTCAAGCTAGTACATTATTGTACGGCAACCCAGCCACTGACCCACGTCAGTATTTAGGTTTAGCTCCACGTTATGGCGCTATCTCTGGTGCGGGTAATGCTCAAAACGTCATCGACGCAGGCGGTGTATCAACTAACAATACTTCTATTTACTTAGTGGTTTGGGGTGATAACACTACTTTCTGCACCTTCCCTAAAGGGTCTAAAGCTGGTTTGTCTCATGACGATCAAGGTGAATTGGTTGTTTATGACGCTAACTCTAACCCTTACCAAGCCTTCCAAACGCATTACCAATGGAAGAATGGCTTAGTTGTTAAAGATTGGCGTTATGTCGTTCGTATTTGTAACATCAATACCGCTAACTTGGTTGCTGAATCTGCAGCTGCTGACATTATCAAATTGATGTCACGCGCTTTAGACCGTATCCCTAGCCTTGGTATGGGTCGTCCTGCTTTCTATATGAACAGAACCGTGTACTCAATGTTAAGAATACAAGCGTTGAACAAATCACAAAACGTCTTAGATATTAACAGCGGTCTAAATCAATTCGGTACACCAACGAGCTGGAACACTTTTGAAGGTGTGCCATTACGTCGTGTCGACCAGATCTTAAACACAGAAGCGAGAGTGGTGTAGTCATGGCTTATGTAGACAACAACTTATTATTATCTGGCTCGATCTCATCGACCGGTGCAGTCGCAGGACAAACCGTATTCAGTGCGGGTACTTCGGTACTAAGCACGAACACAGTGGACCTCGGTGTGGCTCGTGACATGGGT